CCTCACCAACAACTGATGCATTTTCAAGAGTAATTTGATATTCGGAACTGACAATTGATAGAGAATCTTCTATTGCATCAATTTCAGTAATACCTGTTTCAAGCGTTTCTGAACCATAATCAAACAGACGACACCTCATTTTATAAACTGGGTTGTTGTCCAATTGATGGAAAGGTTCATCATGATCTACAAAGTTAATCTCAAATAATTTTTTAAGTACAGGGTGATAAATTGCATCACCCTCAAGAGGACGATCAGAATCAGTCGCATCAGTTTCATTTATGATATAAAATATATCACCTGATAGCGCAGATTCAGAAATTGAGCCAGCCTCCAATTGAATAGAACCAGACGATGTTGAGTCTGTTGATGTTTCAATCTGTATTTGTTTTGTTTTTTCTTGAAATCTTGTCTTACTTACAACAAAGGTTGCTTCACTTAGGTTCTGTAAACCAAACTGAGACATCAGTTCTTGTTCTCCAGCATAACCACCACCAGAATCTTCCATATACATTTCGATAAGAGATTGAGTGTTAAACTTGGATAGTGCATCTTCACCAAGAACATTATCTTCTGCAACAAGTGTGCGGTCAAGATAATATACATCGTGACCATGAATTTGAATTGCTTCTGCAATCAAATTAGCATATAATGATTGTTCAGCTGTAATTACTTGTCCCGTAGTCATTAGCTTGGACTCCCTACATCACCAAATGGATTTGACTCATTGAAATCCAGCAATGTATCATCTAATTCATCAAACAACTCATTTTGAGCTGTCTTATCTATAACACCATCACCAACATAATAGTCTTCTGATATAATGAACTCATCGCCACCAGTTTCAAGTAGAATACTTTCACCAAACGACGGTGGATCAACCGGCACTAATGTACTATCCAGAGTTATCTCTGAAGAAGAGAGGTCAAAATAAGTAAAATCTAAACTAAACGGTTGGTTAACAATTGATGGATTTTCAAGAGTAATCTGATATTCCGAGCTAGCAATTGATAGAGAATCTTCAATTGCATCAATTTCTGAAATACTTGTTTCAAGCAATTCTGAGCCATAATCGAATAAGCGACAACGTAACTTATATACTGGATTGTTGTCTAATTGATGAAAAGGATCGTCATGATCTACAAAGTTAATCTCAAATAATTTCTTTAGTGTTGGATGATAAATTACATCACCCTCAAAAGGACGATCAGCATCAGTTGCCGCAGTTTCATTTAAAATATAAGATATTTGGCTATCAGAAACCGTACCAGATTCTAATTGAATTGCACCAGATGATGTTAAGTCTGTTGCCGTTTCTATTTCTAATTGTTTTGTTTTTTCTTGAAACTTTGTTTTACTTACAACAAAGGTTGCTTCACTAAGGTTTTGCAAACCAAACTGGGACATCAATTCTCGTTGGCCACCAAAGCCGCCACTAGAATCTTCCATATACATTTCAATGAGAGCCTGTTTATTAAACTTGGATAGAGAATCTTCACCAAGAACATTGTCTTCTGCGACAAGTTTGCGGTCAAGATAATATACAGAGTGCCCTCTATGGTGAATAGCTTCTGTAACTAATTCCGAATATAAAGATTTCTCAACTGCTAAGTGTGTGCGCCACCGAAAAGCACGAGGTTGGTTAGAAATTGCGGCTGGAAGACCGTGAGAATGAAAATGCTTATTAACTGCCATAATTTACCCTACCATGTAGTTAACTGGCAACTCAAATGTAAGCTGAATTTGTTCCTCTAACTTATTAATCTCCTCCAATGCCTGTGAATAAATAGCCTCACCATTCATAGTGACACCACCAAGCATAGCAACACCACTAAACTTAGATAGGTTTGCCCCCCATTGTTGCTTAATAAGAGCAGTTGCATATCTTTTTAGAAATATGTCATCAAAAATATCCGTAAATGTTGTTGGATCAATTTTGCGATAACATTCTGCAATGATAAAGTCTTCACCAGCAATAAAATCGTTTGACCAATCACCATCAATGTAAAGACGATTCTGATGTTGGTTAAATCGAATTGGCGTCTCACCAACAAGAATGTGTTCTAGAAGGTCAAGGTTATCCATGGCCATCTGATACTGAATTACAGAGGTAGAAGATAGATCATAAAGGTCATTAAGACGCAACTGATAACGAACATCAAACATGTTTGAACCACCACCCGTACCTGTGAATGGCCAGACCTGTATCACCGACACAACAGCAGACGGCATTGGAATAAAATTACTACCTTCTAGAAATGTATCAGTAATAGTGTTGTCTGCGGTATCAGTTCCAATTGAGGTTATGTTTGTTTTTGCCCTTGCAACATCTGCTTCAGTAATCAAATGTTTGAGATACATCTTTTCAATACCATCATAATGATATTGTGCAAAATACTGAAGAGCTTCATCAATGCGATCATCTACTTGGTCGTCTGATACGTTAATATCAATAACCCCAGAACCCAATGCTCTTAGGCAATAAGATTTAAATGTTGACTTACTTGTGGGTATGGCCATAAAAGTATCCTTTTTATATATTTATAAGATTTGTTTTATTGCGATACATTTTAGACCTAATTATACCCTACCCATTCTTCGATTAAGAACTCATACTATTATTATAACTTGGTCAATCTTTTCATGAGTTCTCTTGAATAGCTCTCTATGTTTGTTATGCGAGGATTAAAACCGTCCAAACATTCATATATTTGGTTTGCGCCTATCCATTTTGAAATCTTTATATCATAATCTTTGGGTTTTGTGAAAATATTATTCGTATCCTCATATTTCCCAACATCTATTGTTGACATCCATATTGTAAAGTCAGCGTCAAACTCTCGACGTGTTTCTTCTGTGGGACAAATGAAGTCGGCAATTGCAACTCTCCCTGCCATTACCACACCGTCTGAAAGATGTTTCATTCTATGTGATTGTCGAATACGGCCCTCTGTAGAGAAGTCCCAATCATCATATTTCTCTCTTACTTGATTTGCACTAATCCTTGTAGCAAACAATGCTTTTGATATTGTTTCAGCAAAAGTACTCTTACCTGATCCCGGCAAACCCATTATTAAAATTTTCATAATTACCTCAATTCATATAGAATATATTATTAAGTTATTTTTCTTTCACTAACTGTTTTAACAGAGATTTAATCTCGTGCATTTCGGATTTTAGAGTATTAAGTTCTCTAGTTGTTTCACGCATTGCATCTCTCTGTCTTTGTGCTTCACTCGCACGTTTTTTTGCAACCTCATATGCATTTACATTGTTATTTATAATACCATGGCTACCAGTATCTTTAACATAATTTTCTTGATCTTTTATTTTTAAAAATTCTGACATATTATGTTGCCAAAGCTAAAACACGAAGATTTTTAATCAATGGTGGTAGAGCCTGATTTGTTGTTCTCATAACAATTTTAATTTGAAATGCAATAAATTCTTCCAATAAAGAACCAATACCATCATCCTTCACACCAGCAGTATATTCATGTTCGATGAATTCAGACCTTCTTTCAGAGGGGCGAGTTGTAACATCTGGCAAACCAGAACCAGCAACAGTTCCATCATCATTGAAGAAATTAAAATTCATCTCATCAAAATCAAAATCATCATCAACTCGTAAGGTTTTAAACAACACTTTAATACTTGCATCAGGTAATCGCACTGCATCAAGAAGAACTCTTAAAGAAGTTGCAGGAGTTTCTAGGTTAATTTTCTTGGTAAGATAAATTGCTGAATTGTTGTCCCCCTCTGGTTCTGTCATTGATTTGTATATAGATGTTGGATATACATCAGAAGAGGAATCAATCTGATTTATCTTATTTGACACAGCAACCATAGATAATCTTTGTGTATCAATTACAGGAGATAATGCATCTAAATCTGAAGTTAAAGTCATTGGAACACTAAGAGATTTAGCACCAGCCATTTCGTTTGTTTCATTAATACCAGATGCAACCAGTTTAGTTGCTTCCCAATAATAATTATCTTGAAGGGGAAGAATTCTATTAGTTGTTGATTTCGAAAATGAAGTTTCAGTACCGTTTGGACTTGTTCCACTAGTTGCTAAGAACCCAGCATTAATTTTGGTTCTTGCAGGAACCAAAAGACCCATATTGGTCGTAGAAACATCATATTGAGAATTTTCTGTTGCAGTAGCAATACTGCCACCAAAAACTGAAGTGCTACCAGCACCATCAACAACTGGTGTAGTTGATAATGTGACGGTATAGCTATCTGTTTGAATATTAGCAATTGCAGTATGTGTCTTATTAATATCATATAATGGAACTTTATGAATTTGATATAGTTCCACAGTTGCACCATTCGCATGAGATACTGCCGTTGTGCTATTTGTACCCCGTGTTGCACTTGTAATGCCTGTTCCAGAAATTGTGGTATAACTAATAATCTCATCATCAATTTTGATATAGTATACGTTAGATGCGTCTCTAGAATACTTACCACTAGTATCATTAAAGTTTGTTCCACTTGTAAGAGTAATGGATGTTGCGTCACTACCCAATGCAGATGCAAGTGTTGTTGATGCTCCAGACTTAACAGCATCAATAGTGACGTTATTATCAGTAGAGTACATACCATGGGCGGCATGGTTAATTTTTAAGACTGTGCTGGCATCTGTCATTTCTAAAGGATTTGTTTTAAGAGTTTTTACAGGAAGTGTTTGATTTTGTAATGTAACCAACCCAGCAGCTGTTGTGTCAAACTTCGCACGTTTCAGAGAGAATTTCATATCTTGAGTTGGAGAAGGAACCCATACACTATTGTTTGAACTCTTGAAAAGAACACCAACATGAGGCTGATCTGTGATTTCATTACCAGTCACATCTTGTGTTCCAAGGTCAGCAATCCACACTTTATAATCTGGAGTATTGGTTAACAGGCAAATTGAATATTCTGTTCCGCCATTTACATAAACAGGCGAATCAAAGGTAAAAGTAGTAGCAGTTTCCCCGTCTGTAGATGTTGTGATCTCTGACGATTGAAGTGTTTTTCTACCAAAGGGTAGAATCTTAGGTCCAGGCGACCCATTAACTACATCACGAATTTCCATTGTTACAGGATAAGTATCATCTTTTTCAAAGAAGAATATATCACAAGAAGTTAGGAATGCTCCAGTAATTCCGTCAGTTGCATTATCAGTATCCAAAACAATAAAGGTTTGTGCCAGAGGATCGCCGTCGGCATCGCCCGGCCCGTCGGCGCTGGCTCCGTCACCGCCTTCGCCGCCAAATCCGCCAGTCATTCTTCCTATAATAAGTCCACTATTTTCTGTTAAATTTGATGTTTTTACAATTGCATTTCTTGTTGATGTAATAGTTTCCTGTTGCGTATCTAATAGACCCTTTGCAGAATATGTTGCGTCTGCAAAAGTTTGTCTTGCAACAATTTCATTTGCACCATCACCAACTTGAGAATTGTTTGGGTCTGCGGTTATTACAAATTCAATATCGCCAGTTGCAAACCGAGGGTTTCCAGAAAGCTTGGGATCAGGAATAGTAAAAACTCCCTCACAATTACCAACACCATCACTAATTAAAGTACTACCAGCAACTGGAACTGCAACATCGGAGAAGCTTCCATGTGTAGTTCCAACTGCTCCGCTGGCAGACGGAGTAACATATGCATTAACAACTCTCTTATCAAAATACACATATAACCTTGTGAATGGCTTTAAACTTTTTGCAGTAAAGGTAATTGCTTTTGAGCGAACAAATGGGACAAGAGTTTTAGAAACAGACCTTAGCCCACTAGTTGTAACCTCAATATCTTCAAATACCTCAGATAAAGTACCACTTCTACTTTGCCGAGTTGCGTTAAAATTTCTAAGTACCATCTGAGATGTCTCCGTTTGTATTTTTGTTCATATAATAGAAGTCGGGTTGCGAGGGCACCTTATTCACCATCACCATCACCATCACCGTCATACTGTAGGGCCCCAGCTGGGGTTTGTCCAAAATTGCTCTGCCCGCTAGTGCCAGGCACAGTCCCATCATCTCTTATCACAATACCACCCCAAGTAGTTTGCCAAGAATTCCAAACAGTTCCAATATTGTTACCAAGAGCAGAAACAACTGCATCATAGTTGCCATTTTGATTGATAGTTATTTGAGGTGCAATCTCTGTCTCTTGCCAATTATCTTGAGTTGGGGTTATTGTCACATTACCTTTCCATGTTGCAGTCTTAAATGGTGCAACACGTTCAACTGTACTTGCAAATGGTTGTTCTGTCAAAACAACTTCTGTGTATGGGAGAGTGATAAGATCACCTGTTTTTTGATAACCAGCAGCAGTTCTTGCTGCATCAGTGGTTACACTTTCTTCTAAATCAATAGAGTTTGTGATATGCGTTGGACGAAGCACTCCTTTTGAAAAGTCCATAGAGTTGTTATAATCTTTGTGATATGCATCACCAACTCTATGTCCCTGAAAATTATCAACAACAATGCCTGATTTAAATCTATTCAATCCATTAGCATCCAATACTTCAAAATCCAAAGCATTTTTTTCTAATAAACTTAGTGTTATCATTTTTTCAGCAGCAGAAAGACGTTGATTGATTTTACCAATATCTTTCATGGTAAATCTTTGATTTCTAGTTCTGGTAATAGTAACATCTGTTGCTTTAAACGTAAATGGTGGTATAGACAAATCAGCAAGTTTCATAACATCTACTGGAACATCGGGTCTACGAGGAACATCAGAAGATGAGCCCTCAATAACACTAATAAGTCCTCTATCATCAAGTACAATAGCTGCCCTTTTACCAAGATAATATTCAAGGTCTGATTGAATAGTGGAACCGGGTTTACAGAAATCAGAAATTGATGCACCAGTGCCATCATATTGCCGAGAGAAGAAATCAAAAGAGTTTCCTGTGATTTCATCAATAGTTGTTAATATACTTGATGTACCAGCAATATCTTCAACCTTTGATCTAAAATCATAAGTATCTCTTAATTGGAATTGACCAGCTGGTGAGGCTGTTTCAGGATCAACCTTAGTTGCACTATATGTTGGAATGTCTTCATAATCCATCTGATTAGCAATATCAACATAAGAATCAACTGTAAACATATCTCCCGCACCATGTTCAAAATAATCATATATAACAAGCAATCTTCCTGTGGGTGCAGGAGAATGTGGTTTTCTTACAAGTCTTGCAATGTCATAGAAGTTATCACGTTGCCCGCTATCAAACAAATAACTGTTTGTGATATTTATACTACCATCCGTAAGAGTTCCAATAGTGCCTGATGCACCGGAACTTTCACCAGTAATTGTTTCACCTGCTACAAAAGAAATTGAGGTAGATAAAATATAACTTATCGGAGATGCAATATTAATAATTCTTGCAGTTGCGCCGCTTGTTGCACCAGTAATTTTTTCGCCTCTAGTAAATGTTCCTGATTGATTTGTTACAGTAAATTCTGGAGCAATTGCATCTGTACTTGCACCCTCAGAGTCAAACACTGCAACAAGATTAAATACGTCGGCACGGCCAAGAGAAATAGTATTATCTGTTGGTCGAGTTCCATAAGCATCTGTTGTTCCAGAAGTTACTTTTAGCTGTTTCATTAATTTAGTAGTTTTATTTTTTTGAATAACAGAAGTTTTAAGAATTGTCGCAACAAGTTTTACCTTTGCTGAGGCACCAAAGATAGTGTCATCGGTAACAGTAATAGATGATGTTCCTGCACCAGCAATTTTGCCAGAAAGACTAACAAGGTCACCTTGTGCCCCCGTCCCATCACCAGCAGTAAGAATAGACAATGTATAGTCTTTTTCACTATGTGAAGAAAATGTTTCATTTGTACCAGCACTAAAAGTGACAACACCAGAACCGTTTGTAGTTCCAACAAACTGTCTTCGAACTGTATACTGTGTATCACTAGCACCAGAATTTGTTGTAGTTAGTAGCGTTTTAACCGTACTTTTTGGTAGTTTAAATAATGATCTGTTTTTCTCAGTATCAAACAATTTTACTATATCAGTATCAAATCCTTCTTGAATAAGTCGGCCAGAAGAAGATGTCAACTGTTCTAGTTCAATAGAAGAATTAACATCTTCTTCTAATACAATGTCACCAAAAATGTTTGTTGAAACTGAAGTGACGAAATCCGCTGTGAAGTCTTGGCCAGAATCTGCATCCTCCATAAAGACTTGTTTAAAATTAGCAAAAGATTTTGTTACAACAGCTAAAATCGTTAGGTCTGTATTGCCTGAGTTCTCAACAATTGCACCAGTTTCAGCTGAGTCAGATGCAGTAATTTTTTCACCAACTTGGAAATTACCAACAACAGTGGTCAAATTAACCTTAGTTGCAGAAGTGTCATCTTTATATACAAACCCAGTTGCACCAGAAGTAACACCAGTTACCAGAACACCACCATTAGCATGTGTTGCGAGTAGAGTTGGTGATGGTGTATCACTCAAAGTAAGAACGGTGAATGGGCGAATATCAAAAAGAAACATTTTGTATTGAGCAGCAGTTGCATTTGCATTTGAACCAGCAGTTCCAGAATCAAATTCAATTCCTCTAACTCGACCAACACCAATTAAGTTGCCGTTTGCAGTACCCCTAGTAGTATTTTTTGCATCATAAAATTCAACAGTTTTGAATGCGGTAGATTCACCGGCTATTTGTGAAATGTCTGGAGTGCCATATACATTTGTGATCAGCGCAAAGTTACCTGCATCAAAGGTTGAAATACTAGCATTAACATTCTCAAATTCTCTTGCCTTAAGAATGTCTTTAATAGTTGCTTGAGTTTTTTCAATCTCAAAACCCTTAATGTATGCCTTGCCAGGTGATACGGAAATATTGAAAAAATCACTACTAGCAATGTTCCCATCATCAGTCGTAGTACCAACAGTATATTTGCCCAATAAGTTATCTCGGCCCACACTAATATCTACACATTCATTCGCAAAATATTCAAATGGACGAACAGTATAATTTCCTGATTCATCCATAGTACGCCTTGCAAACTCTTTTGCAAGAGCAGCATAAGGTGTTGAGCGCCCAATTGAATTTGACTTACCATTTTTAACATCAACAAGAGTAATAAAATTATTTGTATTTGTTGAAGCTGTAATAGTAGATAGTGAAACAGTAACACTTAATCTATGTGCGCCCTTTGCAGCATAGTTACTAGAACCTGTAGAATTATCTAATAATGATGATTCATCTTCTGGTGTAACAATAGTTTCGGTTACCGCAAATCCAACTGTGCCCGTAAAGTCTTCAGCATAATTATTAATTACCAATGTTTCTTCTAAGTTATTAACAAAGAAACCACGAATGTAGTAAATACCAGATTCGATAGTAAACGCAAGCCCTGTTCGTGCTGCCGGACCTTCTGCACTTGCAAGTTCTGCTTCAGATGATCCCGCAGCAACACTATAATCCGAAGCGTATGTTGTAGCAGATGAAGTTGCAGCAGCATAACTTGTTGTTGAGTGTGTAATTGTAGTGTTAGCAGTAATTTCCTCACCGTCTTCAAAAACTACAGTTTCAAAATCAGTACCGGCACGTTCATATGAAAGATATAATAGTGCTTGATCTGTTGTTGTTGCTGCCTTAAAACCAATAACCTTTGCAGTAACGCCTGATTCCACACCAGTAATAGTTGTAGGACTATCTACATTAAAATATTGTGATGGATCAATTTGTATATTATTAAATGTATTTGCAAGTTTCAGGGAGTAATATCTCTGAATTGTGCCTTGGCCCGGAACAACCATTGCACCTTCACGAAAAATATGACTGCCATGTGCTTCAATTTGATGTTGTAATGCGCTCTGGAGTTGTGTTAATTCTCTTGCTTGAATTGCGAACCCTGGCCGAAAGAGAATTTTTTGAAAATTATTCTCTGCATTAAAATCATCAAAATACGGTGCTGCGTTGAGATTAGTTTTTTGTGCCATATTAGAATTCCACTACAATTTTAATATCTTCCGTTTGATCTGTCGCACGAGAGATAGGTGATCTGTTTTCTACATAGATAATATCACCACTGTCTGGTTGAAGTTCTGGATTGACATAACCATCAGCAAACGTGATAGTAAAGGAATTTGCAAGTGTTACCGCAGAATCTTCCGTTGAATCAGGTGTTCCAGTCGCAGATGAAGTTGCACCTGTGATAGCATTTTCACCAGAGAAAGCAACATATGCACCAACTGAATTTGTACCATAGTCGGTAAATCTTTCCTGTTGATAATAAAGAATAGACCTATCGCTGTCCCACTCAACCACTCTACCAACTGCATTAGTTGACGCTTGAGTAATTTTTTCATCTGCTGCAAATGTTCCAGAAACAGTTTTTAGCTTTGCAGCATAGGTTAGTCGAACTGTCGAGTCAGATGCAACTGTTGATGTTCCGTAAGTCGTTGGGTTCGTAACAATTGCAATATTACGAAAATCATTTCCTGTAAGGAGATCATCACGTTCTGCGCCAATGAACAATGTGTTCATCATCACATAGTGTCCACCAAGTTCCTCGACCGCATTAAAACCGTGGCCACCTTTTGGACTAATCACAACTTGAATTGCGCCACCACTTCCACCACCAATATCATCTGTAGTTACTGCGGTTTCAAGAGTTGCATCAGTAAATACTGCTGCGTCCGTAAGAGTAACTGTGCCGAAGGTATAACCAGCACCACCAGAATAAACTACAGTATCACTACCAGCAACTAATCCAAAAGCTTGAATACTACCACCACTAACATTGAATGATACCACTGCACCAGAAGTAGTTCCTGCACCTGTGCCATCACCATTTACTGCTGTATAATAAACGCCGTCCTCGTAACCAGACCCACCAGTTACAATAAGACTTTCAATCTTACCATCAACTGCTGCTGTAGAAACCGTAGAGTCCGTAGAAATAGGCATAAAATCTGTTGTTAGAAACTTTGTTTGTTCAGAAGAACTAATACTATACATATATTTGAGAATATAACCAGCTTGTGCAAAGGGAGCAGTTGATTCAGAGGTAGGTTCAGGACCAGAATAAGCAGTTCCATTATTATTGCTAAGAACTTTATACACACGATTATCAGATGTACGAAAGTAAAAAGTAGATTGGTAAATGGTAGATTGCCCACTTGCAGTTAGATTACTAGAACTAATTTTGTCTTCATACATATCATAAACTGTATTATTTGCCCAATTTCGTCGAGGAATTGCGTGAGTTATATCAGAAGATGAAATATTTTTACCAGCAATACTTTGATCCCAAATATAAAACTCATCAGAAACATCATCTGCTGGAATGGGTGGCGACGAATCTGTACCACCACTAGTCCCTGATGTGAATGGCATAGATTTACCAATCAACATATAGTAAGCATGTGGAGCAGCTTCTGAAAAAGACTCAAAAAACTGCTCTGCGTTATGGAGTCTAAATTTTTCTGTTATGATTGCTGTCATTGTTCGTTTCCTCTAATCTGTACTAGTATTTATATAATATTTCTGGTTATATGTTGAAACAGTTGTAGAAGTTAAAACTTTCCAGTTATATAAGTTTATCATGGCCCATCGCCGCCGTCGCCATCGCCGCCAGATGCTGACATTGTTCTAGTCAAAGTCAAAGATAATGTGGTGCCTGTTATATTAGCTTGCAGTGTTACGGCCACCACTGGCGCAGTTCTGTTGCTATCGGAAAAGGCATTACTCACAGTTACTGTATCAACTGTGCCAAGCATTGTTTTTAGATTGGCTGGTGTAATCTCTTCGATAACTCCA